TTCCAATATAAATAGATACGTGACTCAGGCTACCAATACCATTAGGATCTCTGGCACCAGTATGGTAGAACACTAGATCCCCTGGCAAGAGGTTACCCAAAGAAACTCGTTTTCCTGCCTTAGCTTGCTCATAGGTTGAACGGGGTAGGCTCACCCCTAGCCTTTTATAAATGGACTGGACCAATCCACTACAGTCTACACCTTGGTTTAGGTTAGTGCCACCCCATACGTAAGGAATTCCTTTCTTCATTGCGTCCATAGCAGCAGATACAGCGCGGGCCCCTATATTACCACTAGAAGCCCCTGGTGCCAAGTTGGTTGTAAATCCTGCTGACATTTCTTGCTGGTTCTGCAATTGTTGCCAAGTAGCTTTAGATTCCGCTGTAGCTAGACTTAGCTTTCCTCGGTTGGAAATACTCTCAATCTGCGAATTAAACTGAGGAGTGAAATTTGTAGTTTTATCTCGGACAATTCCGTATTGGTCTACAGGGATTTGACCCGCAGCCTTCTCGGCATAATCACTAGCTAGTTCAGTGGTCTTCTTAGACTTATTAGTAGTGTACTCAGTAATCGCAGAGTTTTTACGAGTCTGTAGCCAATCTGGAATAGCGGAGCCAAATGAAGTTCTATTTCCTACAGGGGGGTTAAGAACAGGAGTGTTATTGTTAGCTGATAGCGGATTAACCATCTTCCTGTTCATCATTGTATTTTTATACGTCTTTAGAAAATCATCAACACTCACGGCCTCCTACTCTTCAGATACTCGCGCAGATCAAATTCTGCCGACTTCTGATATGGACCTGTATTCTGAGCACCCAGCGCGCTGATGAGGTTAATTATGTTCTGCATGTTGTACCCAGAACTGTTCTCTTTAACCGTATCCGAGGTTCCAAATTCACCTGTGATTCGGCCGGCGTGACTTAGTCCTGGGGTCTGCTTAATTAGGTAGTCAGTATCTGTTATCCCACCAATAGGAGCCCCACTTTGTGAATCTCTCCCTGTAGACAATTCAATAGGAATTCTCGCCGCAGGATTAAGCATACCCATTGCCATCTTACCAGGATTATTAAGCTGAGCAACGGTATCCAAAGTAGGATTACCAGGGTTAACTACTGAATAACCCGGAGTTCCTCCGAGAAATTCAGATACTCCACCGATAAGAGGAAGCTCAGAAGTAGGACTAAATGCAGGTCCAATACCTTTTTCACGAATCCAATCAGGAAACAATTGATCTACAGGGAAGGGATCGGACATAGGTCCACCTTCAGTACCCATCATAAGCTGAGTAGCGTACATCATCTTAGGGTAAACCATTATCTTACCCGGAGTAGCTACCATAGATTCAACAATAAGAGGCAAGGCTTTACGAGTCCAACTATAGAATGGGAACATTCGACGCATAACATTACGTTCAAACTTAGTCAAGTCCATACCATCAGGATGCCATTTACGAACTGTCGCGGCAGCTTCTTGTATAGCCTGTTCAAATGGTTTCTTAGACTTCTTAAGAGCATCAGCATAATGGGCTAGACGAATGTAATGATCGCGCCCCTCACTAATAGTGTGAGCTGCTTTCTGACCCTTGCCTCCGAGAGGCTTAAATCTCTCGAAACCTATAACTGCATCATCAGGAATATCTTCAAGAACTCTAGTAGTAGGCAAAATACCCTGTTGGAAGGCAGTTACGTAAAGCTCATCGTTAGTTATTTGCCGGCCACCACGGGTAGTTAGCGCGATCTGCTTACCACTGGCAGTAGAAGGCAACTTCCCCTGTAGAGCAAGCATTAGTGATTTGGGATCGGTAAGTTCATTAATCCCCTGTAGACCCTCGTATCTTCCCTTCTGGGATTGCATAACCTTGAGAGCAATACCATAAGGACGGGTAGAATTAACTCCACCAAGCCAGTTAAAGTAGGTATCCCCAATAAGATTGCGAATGTGGTGAGAAGGCACATAAATAGTAACTGCTGCCTTCCACTTACTCACAGCCTTATCAAACATCTGCATCTGCTTAGAGTTAGGGGTACTAATCTGCTTCAAATTACGAATGAAAGTGTTAGCTTGTTCCGCAGCATCCGGACCAAAATAAAGATGTCCAAGACGAGGATGGTTTACTCTATGAACGAATTCTCCGTCTCTAACTTTACTACCCCATCTAGCAGCAATTTCATCAAACATAATCTTTTCACGTACAGTATGTTCAACCACATTCTGAATTCTAAACAGGAATTCTAGAGGCTTTTCAATATCCCATTTTTCCCACGAATTAAGCCAACTAGTACCGTCATCAGCTTTCTTAAATTTATACTGCCCAAGACCGAAACGAATCAGATTCTTATTAAGCTCGTCCATAAACAGTTGAGAACGTCCAGCTACAGTATTAGTTTCAGCCATACCTTTACGAAAACCTGAACTACCAAAGAGATTTTCCATAGTTTCAAGAAGCTCTTTAGACAATGCATCTGCTTGGCCTACAGGAGGAATTTTACCCTGAGCACCTTTAAGAGCATCATTCCAAAGATCTGCATCGTTAACATTATATTCTTTAGCTAGACGATTAAGATTTTCAGCTCGACGAGCTACAGTTGATTTAGCAACTGTGGCCTCTCTCAAATAAATAGGCCGCATGTCAACATTCTTGTATGCTGCATTAAATCTAGCTCCCAACCATTCTGGAACTAGCGCAGAACGACCTACTAGTTTACCAAGAGCACTAGGGGTAGGGCCGCCAATAGTTTTATTAATAGCTCTAGTTATAGCAGGTGCACTAGAATAAGTAGCCAACAGCTTAGGAGACACATTAGGATGACTAATAAGCGCTGTAGTATTTAGCTTGTTTCCATTAATTGCACTATCTATTGGATTCTTGGGGGCAAATTCTTCCTTAACCGTTTTAGCAGCTGTTGCTCCGGCGGTAGAACTTCCACCAGCCATACGAGTAATGTCATCAGCTACCTTACTACCAATAGTAATAACTTCGTCTTGACGTGCAGCACTGAGGGGACCATTTTTAATAAGGTCTTCAATACCTTTAGAAGCAGTATCTACACCCTTAATTACATTGGGTGCTTCTACAAGGGCTTCGGCAGCTTTAAATTCTTCAATTCTCTGAACAATAGACGCGTCGAGATTTTTAAGCGCTGCCTCCTCACCGCGCAGAATCTTAGTAAGTAGTGTCGGTTTCATAGCCGCTGCGGCAGGACCAATAGCCTCAAGAACTTGACTAAGTCGAAGCGGGAAAGAAGTAGCTGAGCGATAACCGCTCATAGGTTTCTGACCCTTAGCTATAAACAGATCCTCAGTTTGACGCAAAACATTATGTGCTGCTTCAAAACGCTTAGGAGCAGGAATATCCTTAAGAGCATGCGTAATTTGATTCCACATCTGGACTTGCTGAGATCCAGAATACCTAATAGTTTTCCCTGTAGCAATAGCTTTGTTATAAGCAGTAGGATTGTTAATTCCTACAGGAAGCTTAGTTCCAGTAATCTGAGGATCAAATTTTTCAAATACAATCTTAGCCAAGTTAGCGTCACGAGTCGGATTCTTAGATTTAGGCGCGACAGGGCGTGCACTCTCTACCAATGCAATGTTATCTACATTTTTACTGTTAATCAGATTCTTAGCAGGTACGATATTAGGAAGTTTAAGTGCCTCTGAGTCAGCTCTAATTACCCTCTGTAGAGCCTTGAAAATTTTAGCTCGTTCATCGGGAACAGCCATACGCTTAGCAATATCAGGAATGCTTTGCATATGCTTAACGAATTTGTTAATATTTGTGAGTTTAGCAGCATTACCATTAGGGAATAGTCTCTCAAGGGTAGCATCCGCGTTACCTTTAAGAAGACTGTTCAAAATATTATTAGCAAAATATTTGTTACCTTTGGGCTTCATCAAATCATTAGCAAGTTTAAGTTGCTTATCCGGAGCCCGTGCAGGTATAGTATTTCTAGCCCAGTCATCATATTGTCTAATAGCCTGCGTGGCTGTACCAGATGCCCAGTTACCGAGAATATCATCAAGAGGATCAAGTTCATTAAGTACAGGTGTAGACTTAGTGGTTCTAGTAACATTACCCATAGCCGCAGCAGAACTAGGAAAATTAAACCACTCTGGCACATTAGTAAGAGTACCATCTGAAGTAGCTACCTTATTCTGAACAGAACCAGGTGGCAGCTTAACCGTATAAGACCCTGATTTTCCTACAGTGGGGGTTCTAACAATATCCGAGTTCTTGGCAGCGTCATCTATAGGAGCTTTAAACAAGTCATAGATATTCTTAGAACCGCTAATAATTTCAGGAACTTCAGCTGTAGCCTTAGCAGCCTTAACCGGAGCACCAATAAAGTTAATAGGATCAGCTATCGCGCTAGTTCCGAAACCATAAAGTTTCATGTCTTGGAAGTAATCGTTAATATCTTCGTCTGAAACTTCGACCTTACCAGTACCATGGTTAAAGAAATATTTATCTTCTGGAGCGTCACTAAACTGATTGATTTTCTTATTCATCAGCCTTTGACGTACTTCTTCCCGATTTTCGGGTTTCATAGCGTCTTCGGCTGACATATGTGTATCAAAACGAATTAGAAAATCTCCGAGATACTGCTTATCCATTGGATCGGCAGCAGTCTCACTAGGCGCAAAGGCACCCCGTAGGCCCGTTGCACCGCCTCTCCCGAGTCCCGTGACGTAGCCCCCGATCATTTGGCCCACGTCTTCGATTACTGAATCATTATCCGAACTTTGATGCCCCGCCAATGCGTCATCAGCAGCGTTAGCAACAGCATAAGCAGGAGTACTAAGTAGATCTGTAACTCGACCCCACAAAGTTTGCTGACGCTTAGGGGCTTCCATAGTTCCGTTAGCACCTGGAGTAAAGCCCTTACCCATCAACTCAATAACTGGAGTCTTATTAAATTGTGAATTAGCTAGGATGTTAACAGCTGCTTGAGAGAGGCCAATTCGATTTCTAATTTGTTCTACAGGGAGTTGTCCGCTAAACATACCACCGAAATTTATCGGCTTATAGCCTTCAAGCATAAGGGTCCTCGTCATTCTCCTTGTCTACAGGAGATACAAACTGACGACCAATAATTGTTCCAGCAACAATTAGAAGGTTAGTAATCATTGCCGTGTCAATCTCTCCTCCCTGTAGATAAGATTGGATAGTCTGGAGAACAACTATAGTAGCGCCAATCCAGGCGATAGGCTCCTTAGAAAACGAATACTTATTCATCGCATCTTCCCTTGATAAGCCATGAGAGCCATAATAGCATTATTAATATCTGCACTACTATACTGCGTACCTGAGAGTGGAGTATTACCACCCTGCATCTGTTCTATAAGCATTTGCCTAAGATATGCATCGTTAACCTTATTCATAATAGGCTTACCATACATGTCCTTCTGACCCGTATCATATTTACCAGCGATAACGTTAGGGTTAGCCATCAATTCATCGATCTCACCCATAACAGCATTGGAGCTAAAAGTATCTCCTCCGCCATAAAGTTCACCAAGAACATTAGAAGCGCCAGCGGGACCGTTAGTACCCTTAAACAAAGAACCAAACGGACTAGAAGCCTGAGAATCTTTTTGAGCCATTTGCTGCATCTTCAGTTGAAGATTAAACATATCCATCATACGATTGTATTCTTTTTCTTCTTGCGAAGCTATACGTTCTTGATCCTGTTGCTGAAGTTGAGCAATAGCCGCTGAAATAGCCGATTCTTTACCGGCTTCATAACCACCGAGCTTAGCATTAGCACCCTGTAGATATTCTTCTAGTTGTGCACCAATATCATTAGAAGCATTAATACCTGCAAGACGTGTGTTATTTGAAGTCTGCTGGTTATAAGCCTGATCAGACTTAGTCATTTCCCGGAGAGCCTGTAGAGCGGCTGTTTCATCCGATTGGCTCTGCTGCTGGAAATAAGCTTGGTCTTCCATAGCTTGCTGAGATGCTTCGGGAGCTGCCGCCTGTATACCGAGCTGCTTATAAAGTGCATTCTGCTGTTCAGCATTCTTAGAGTATTCCTGCTGAAGAATTTCCTGAGTGGCATCGTATTGACCTTGTGCTTCTTTAGAAGCTGCGGCCATTTGAGCTGTAATTTCAGGCAATTGTGCAGCAATGTTAGCAGCTTCATCGCTATACATTTGCTTTACAGTGTCTTGATTCTTACCCGCGCGCTTTTTAGTGCCTGAAATCTCAGCCTTAAGTTGTTCAATAAGTGGATCATATTGAGCACCTACAGAGCCGTAAGCCTGCTGCTTAATAGTTTCATAAGGAGTTGCACCAACATTAATGTTCTGAATCTGATTAAGCAACTGACCCAGGGGATCATTCATAGAAGGAAGACCAGCAGCAACTCGGGCTTGATCCGCCCTATTCCTAGCTGCTTTTCTTACTGCTTCTTCCGGATCTCTATTTCTTTGTGCCGCAGCCTGACGTCTAATGGCATCAGCAAGACTACTACCGGTGCCGGAAGTATCCCATCCTCCTGGTTTAGCCATTATTAAAGCCCCAATCCAGCAGCTCGACGCCTAAGTGCATCTTGTCTAGCAGCATCTTTTTCTAGACCAAGCTGACGAAGAAAATTAGTTCTCTGCATAGACAGATCACCGAGCTTGTCTTGCTGTCCTGTAGAAAGATTCTTCATCTTTGCGTTAAAGTCTGTATTATAGTCTCCAAGAGCCTTAGCGAATACACCAGATCTTAGAATACCTCGACCAGCAAAATCATTCTGCTGGTCTACCCTATCCTGATTAGCCTGACGATTCATAGCTCTCTGGGTTTCAGCATAATCACGCTTCTGAATACCTGTTTGGCGTTTATACTGAGTCTCATAGTCTTTCTGAGACTTAAGGTAGTTAGCTAGCTGCTGCTGATAGGTAGTATCCCCGGCAAGCCATTTCTGAGAAGCTGACTTCTTCTTCTTCTTAGCCATAAGCTACTTCTTCTTCTGTCGGCGCTTAATAGCGTCTTTTCTAGCTTCTTCTTTAGCTGCTTTGTCCATATCAGCTTTAGATCGGCCTATCCAATTACCATCAGTTCTACCCTTAGCAACAGTATCTGAAACTCTAGTTAGATCTCTTTGTCCGATAGAATAGGGAATAGCCGCGCCTCTATTACCATCTCCAAAATCGGTATCTACATAACCACCACCAGTTTTAATATAAGATTCTTTCCACTTCTTACCAACTTTAGTCTTATTATAAGAGTCCTTGTTGGTCTTATACAGCTTCATCAAGGCGTCATATTGATTCTTTTTAGTGTTGTCTCTGCTTGGTTCTACAGGTACAGAACCTACAATCTTAGGGCGACTAGGCGTAATTCCGCGACGAACATACTTCTTAAGGTTATTGGGAGGAGTAGAAGCAGCTGTAAAATTCATAGCATTTGCCATTAATTAAACACCCCCTTAGATGTGTAACCGAGAACACTACTATTCATTGGATTCCCTGTAGACTGACCTTTCATCCTACGCATAATCGCATTCTTACGAGACTGTGCACGATTATCGCGTTCGTTGTACCCCTGTAGACTATTTACAGCGCCCACATTAGGAGCGTTTCTACCTGCTCCATAGGATTTATTACCTGCCGAATAAGGATTGAAAATCTTACCACTGACAGGTGTTGGTACCTGCTTATTCCCGAAGAAGTCCACTATGTTCATTAGTTCACCGCCTTTGGTACCAACTGCTTACCAGAAACAAACGCTGTAACAGTATAAAGAGATGCAGGGCCATCAGTAATATTGCCTACAGTGATCATCTCTATTTTAAATTGAAGAAGCCTAAACCTAAGAGATTTAGGAAATCTGATAAATTTAATCTGTTTACCAGTATTATCTGTCGTCTGAACAATTCCAGGAATATCTGTGAGTGGATAATCCCATGTATTTAGATCATGCCAGTGATACAGATGAAGTTGTAGCCACGTAGTTTTATACGCTGCTGAAAACGGAAACAGGGTTCCAGTTACGTTCCTTGCAGTATAGCAGTTGATACCCCAGTGCATCAAGCGCTTGAATCTATGACTGATGCCTATATCGAATTGTTTGGTAATCATAGTCAAAGAGATATCTACAGGGGAAGGCGTAATATCACCATCCTCTGTATTGTCTTCATCATAGATATCTTCCATTTGAAATATCTTGAAGTAACGTTTCCATGCTGTAGTTACTCCAGATCCACCAGAATCCGGTGTCTTAGCTAGTGTTGATCCTGCTACGTATGTATCAAAACCCCTAAGAAGATCCGTATTAGTATTATCCAGACGCATTATGGGACCTAGATAGGCTATATTAATATCGTTAGAATCCCACCGTGTCCAAGCCCTAAGTCGAAGATGATACACATATAGTTTATTATAAAATCTAACTACTGCTCGATCTCCAACTACTCTAAGCCAGAAAGGATATTTCCACCATTGGCCGCCCATTTCATAATCGTTATCTACAGGGAGAGATTCATCGTATTCAAATGGCAGCTTAACGCTAACTCTGACAAAGTCATAATTAGACATTTCATAAACTTGATTATACTTAAGAACAAATACTGAGTTTTCATATACGTCTACACAACGAGGACCCATCGCGCCAATATCGCCATTAATAGGTTCTAGAATAGCTTGTGCTGGAGATGTGTCGTAAGTCAATACATAAGTAGCGTTATCCTTAAAGATAACCATGTTTCCCTGATAGATTACCAATTCGTTAACGGCATCTCCATCGCCAGGATTAATATCGAAGAAGTTAACACCTGGCCATGCAGCAGAGAAGTTCGCAAGTTCACTGAAGAACAATCGAGAGTTATTAGCCTCATTACGACGACCACTAATCCACAAACGATCCTTGTAAACTACAGATGCGTAACCTACAGGCATCGACGCGATGACAGTTACAACACCTGTAGAGAGGTCATATTTTGCCCCAAGTCCCGTGTTACCAATATCAGGAACCAAATAGATATCATTATCGTATCGATGAGCTTTACTATGTGACCCTGGGGTGATGAGAGCTAGAATACCTGTGTTAGGTCCATCCACATAATAGATATATGAACTAGCAGTACCCGTGTGATTACTATTGATAATGATAAATCGGTAACCCTCAAAGGTGCCCGTACCAATAACTAGCTGATAGGAATCGGGAGGGTCAGAAGCACTAGACGATGAAGTATTAGATGTTGATGTTAGCAATGACCAAGGAGGTCTAGACTTAAGAGAACCATCAAGTTGAATATCAAAATTAATACAATCAACCATCTCGTCATCAGCAATTTTAGCTGGGTCAGAGTAATTGTTAATACCTCCTGAAAATGGACCTACTTCTAGTTCCTGTATTGCCGTATTAGTTTTGGAAGGCATTAAAAATAGCCTCCCCAGTATCCGTAGTTTCCGTAATTCTCATCTTCCGGGAGTGTTGTGATACGCGGATAGTATTCTTGTGAAATCCACTTATTACGGTCATTCAATTTCATAAGTTCATCAGCTACAGAAGCCTTCTTAAGTTCTGCTTTCTGATAGTCCTCATCCAGTTCATAAGCCTGCTGTAGACAATAATTAACTACAGTATTATGATATTGGAGTGGAATCGATAGATCATCAGCTAGTGTGCCTACAGAGGCGGGATGCTTAATATAGTATATCGTAAGTCCGTTAGTTACATTTTCATTAGGCTTGGGGAATACAGTAATCTTATTATTCCAAACCATGAAAATCTCAGGAATACCCGGACCATAAGGACTTACACCATCAGCAGCACTATAACCATCAATATATTCATTAAATTCGGCAAAGGACATCGGCTTAATTCGGTAACCCTTATACTTAAGGCTACGAAGTACACTAAAGTCTGCTGGGACGTCGTATTCCATCTGGCTTTGAACAATATTAGCTGACGCAGTAGTTTCCATAAGGCCCTCGTTTTCGAGCCCTACTTTTTCTTGAGCGTCATTAATCCAACGAATAATATCATCGTCAGTTATTTGAACACCTGACTCATCACCAAATGTACGTTTTACTCTTGTGACGACGTCCTGGACGTTCAAAGTCAATCACCTCCCCGTTCATTTTAATGGTATATGACGACTTATTATTACGAAGAATGGCCGCGGCCATCTCATGCAATTCTTGACGCTGTTCCATATCTTCTTTGGCACGTACTAGTTCGAGAGCATTATTATAGTTCTCGATAAAACTTAGCTTGTTGGGGGAGTTTGTTTGATCTGATTCAAATACTCTTGCCAAAAGACGTTCGTCAGCTTCTGGTGCAAAGCAGACTGCATAAGGTGCTCGTCCTGGTGGGAAAGCGACAACCCGAAAGGCAAGGTCTCTTTCACTACGCTGATTCGGGGGAATGAACTGGAGTTGCAATGTAGGATCATAATCCTGTAGGACCTCATTAATTCGAATCTGTTTCTGGCTTACAAAAGTTCCGTCTACAGGGAAGTACCAATTGCCATTAAATACTCTGTCTGACATTAAAGTACCCTCCTGGCTACAATACTCCCGCTGTAGACAGAGCTAGCAGTAGCAGCCGCGACAGCAATAATATTAGCTGTAGTTCCGCCAGGAGCAATGACACGAACTCTAAGCTGTCCAGTACCTACAGCTCCAGTAGTGCCAGGAACAGGATTAAGGACACGACTAATAGCCGTAGTACCTATACGCAGACGCATATTAGTTTGTTCAGTCGCAGCTACTGTAGTTCCACCAATAAATGTAATAGCTTCCAGATCCCAAGTTCCTGCGGCCAAAGCTACAGTTTCGCATACTGTAACTCCAGCGCCAGGAGCAGCAACCGTAGCAGTATCCGTAACTGAAGTACTATTCTCAGCAGGGTTGGGTATAGTTGCTACTCTGTTATTAGGATCAGTCTGATCCAGCTTAACTGTGCTGTTAGCCGGATCGATCTTAATTGTGTTACCGGTGGTCGCAATAGTTACTGATTGCGCAGCCCCACCCGCAGCAGTACTAACTTGTCTGGCGTAAGAACCATCTCCCAGTTTAACAAAGGAGTTTTGCTGCATAGTATTAACTGACTCGGCCTCTGGAGCCGCCATTAACCTCGTTTCATTTACAAGAAAGGCGCCTACAGGGGGTTAACCTATAGACGCCTCTCTAAGAGAATTACTTATGCTTCAGTAATATCTGTGATCTTACCGTGAGAGTTACGACGGTGGGTACCGAGCTGGCAGTACTTATAAAGTGTAGCGTCATAAGCATCATAACCAATAACGCGCTGCCACTTGGAACCGTCTCGGTCCATAAAGGACCAGTCTGATTCCCTGTAGATCTTAAGTTCCTTCTCGTTAATGAAGTACATACGGTTAGGCTGGCAGTCAACATCGGTGATAACCGGGATTTCACCGTTATCTGTAGCGAATGCTAGACCCTTAAATCCGCCCTCAAAGTCCTTCGTGTCACAATAACGTCGCTGCTGAGTAAGCAGGTTGAAGTAAGCGCGACGGACACCGAGGGTAGTAAAGATAGCCGTAGTATTCCCACCATTGGTGTAAACATCATCGACCATCTTAATCATCAGACCCTCAGAAAGAGCCCGACTAACCCCACCGTTAGAGTTAATAACAGACTTCCACAGAGGCTCTGTGGCAGGATTAATATTAAACAGAGGAGCCGTATCATCAACAATCTGGGCCAGACCGATAATTTCTCGGTTAAGCGAACCCTGACGGACAACAATATCCGTGTTAACTGTAGCTACACCAGGTGCTGTAGACACCGTAAAGTTGGTGTTCTTAGTAATGGCGGTAATAGTCACGCCACCTACAGCAGTCTTGAGGGTAACACCTGTAGCGTCGTAAACATCTACAAGCATTCCAACTTCAAGATACTGGGTATTCGTAGCCGGGATAACCGCAGCCGCGTTAGCACCAGTAATAGTAGCGAGAGCACCTACAGAAGTGCCATAAACCTGACGGTTAAAGTCCTTCGCCAGATCTCGCTGAATACCATTAACTTCCTCATCAAGAACTGATGCGAAAGCCTGGAAATTACTCTGGGCCAATTCCATAGACTGACCCGAAAGTCTAACAGAACCATACTGGTAGCTCAAAAGAACCTGAGCACGGGCATAACCCTGGTTCTGAGCTACAGGAAGCTGTTCCATTTCAAGTCGCGCACCAATACCATGGTTACGCTTGACGTGAACAGGAAATACAACGTACTTACCGCCGACTTCAGAAGTAACACCTTCTGAAGTTTGCTCAATACGCTTAGAAGTTTTAAGCCAATTCTGAAGCTGTTCACGAATACGCGGTTCGTAAATTTCCTTCAGAATATTAGTTGCTGTGGTGAGCGTAGCTCCCATTAACCTCCGGACTTAAGTTACTGTTGCCGCGCTGCGGCCTCAGCCATCTTTGCAACGAGATTACGAGTTTCTTTGTTACTAAGCTTAGTTGGATCGATCGCATTAGAGGGAATACCATTCCCACCAGAACTACCAAGAAGCGTAGGTGCAAAAGGCTGAGGAGTAATACGTTGAACCAGAGCCTGATAAGACTTTACTGCGTCTTCTCCAGACATACCCAGTTGCATCTTAGCGAGAACGTAATCCTCGTCGTATTCTCCATGCGCTGTCTTAAGATCTTCAAGTTCCTTATTAAGCGCGTTATCAGCGTTTGCATCCTGCTTAGCCTGCGCATCATTCAGTACAATTTGGGATACAGCTTGAAGAAGCCCATCATGCTGATTAAGCTTTTCCAGAATCTCAGGAGGAAGATTACTGAGAGGATTCTCTTCCTCTTCCTCTGTTTCCTGGCCTTCCGGCTGTTGTCCAAAATTATAAGCACTCTGGAGAGCAGAATACACGTTCCGAGGATTATTATTGATCTCATACAGGAGCCTAATACCCTGTTCGAGTTCCTCAGAAGTAATACCATGCTCTACATAAGGCTTATACGCCTCGAATTGAGCAAGCTGGGCATTAACAGATTCCACACGCTGGTTAGCGGAATCATCCCACTTCTTAAATGTAGGCGTAACTACTGAATGAAATTGTTCTGGCAGCAAATCAAGAACTTCACTCCACGCCGGATTAAGCCCTGGAGAACCTTCGCCCGTCGGCTCGATTCCCTGTACTTCTCCGGTCGATTCGATAGGAGTTCCCATTATTTCCTCTAATTTCCAGGCTCGTACCTCTCGTTACCGGAGGCCCTAAACCTATTTCAATTAAATGGGCTTACCTTCGCGAGGTTCGCTCTTAGATTTATTTTCCTGTGCCACCATAGCCCTTACAAAACAATCCTTAGCTTCAAGGAGCTTTCGAAGACCCGCAGTAAGCTCAGGATCATCATCAATTCTACCCAGAATAGTTTCAGAAAGTTCTGCGCAAGCAAATGAAATAAATCGAAGAGGCTCAGGAAGATGATCGTATTCAAAGAAACGAGTAATAGCTTCTACAGAAGGGTGTCTATTCATTAATTCTTAGCCCCACTATCCTTCTTGCGTCGGGCTGCGATACGTCGACTAATTGCATTCATCTTAGCATCTCCACCCGAGGGTTGTCCAGCGCTCCCTACAGGAGAATTATTAGCCTTAGTAAGACCAGGGGGAAGCTGCTTCTTCATTATGCGACCCTCGCAGTCTGGGCAGGGTAGTAATCAGTAATAGAAGCCTGCTGACCTCTACAGGCGCGCCAAGCGAAAATAAGGTCATTAAGAGTCATCGTCGCCATATTCTCGGCGGTGTAAGTAAACGCGTCAAAGGTATTCAGCGCAGTCTTAATTGCTGTAATATCCTCAGTCTCCGCGTAATTCGTAATAGGGTTAGTGGCTGCACCCTGAGTTCTACGAATGTCGGTATAGTTAAGATTTACTGCTCCCAAAAGAGCATCTGCCATTAGCCTCCAAATCCTCCACTAACGGGCGCCTGCCCAGTATCTACCATTTGTTGTGCTGTTCCATCAGTAGAAGCCTGTCCCGGAGTAATAGGCTGAGCACCTTCACTAGGAGCAGGCATACCAGGAATCATACCCATAGCCATCATATGCTGATTAACATGGGCTTCAAACAGATCCTTAATACGCTGAGGAAGCTGTTCATATTCCTGACCCTTGCGATAGTTATTGTGAACCTGAATATGAATTTGATGGTTATCGTAACTATTAACAGGTACAATAAGAGGAGGTTCAGTAGGCATGCCCATTTCATCTACAAGGGGTCCACCAGTATTAGGATCAACCATTATAGCTTGCTGAGTAACAGGATCAGTACCCTGGAAGGTTTGCAGATACTGAGCCATATTTTCTTCGGTAACAGTACTCATCTTCATATTCTCACGTGCAGCCTGAGAACTATCAATCTGAATCTCTTCATAAAGTCTGTTAACTCCGCCAACTTCCATAAGCTCAAGACCCTTTTCCGGTGGAATAAATCCATTGGTCATAAGATCCATCAATAGAGCTTGCTTACCAGCTTTAGAAGTTGGGAGAGCTGAGCCAGCCTCAACCCTAATATCCGTATTAGATCGGAGATCTGAACCAGCGAATGCCATTACATTAAATTGCCCATCGCGACCAACTACTCTAACTGCACGAGGGACAGTCCAGTATTGCTTCACATAATTGAGAGTCTGATAGCCTATCTTCTCAAAACCTTCTTCAATACCAGCAAATGTAGTACTGAGCATAGATTCGTCTTGCTCCTGTAGGAAGCTAATAGCCGTTGCGGCTGTTACTCCCGGAGGAACTTGACCCTTAGATACCTGATGCTGGCCACTAAGATCTTCAAAATCCAAAAGCTGTCGTTCAATTTCCTGAACAACATAAGAAGGAAGATCTTGAAGTGGAAGAGGCTGAGGAATAGGAAATCCAAGTTTATAAAGAATAACTTGACCCGGCTCAGTAGTTATCTTGGAAGCATCAATAGAACCTTCAGCCGCCAACAATTGTGGGTGACCCATACGATTTTTAGCTTCAATGATTTGACCACGAGTACGATTGTACTCTCGCTGAACAGGGATCAAGTCTGTAATAACTGAATCAGCATAGAATCTACCTGTAGGCAAATGAGGAAATCTAATAAATGGGTATTGCTGATGGTGGTAAGGGTTACCTTCAGTATACTGAACGATAGTATCACCGATAATAGTATACATTCCTCCATTAGGCATAAATTCTACATGCCCTGGCTTTACCCAAACTTCGTAACAGAGAATAGCATTCTTGCGAAAATCGCCTGCCCCAACAAGCTGCAAGAAGCTATCATTAAGGATATCGTTAGCTTCCATTACATTGGGCTGTGCCTTAATACCAGGATAACGCGCCTGTACCCATTCAGGACTCTTGGTCTGAATATGGATAATATAAGGCTGATCCTCAATATCCTCTACAAGCATATCGGGAAAGAATAGATGAAACGGAGTTATATTCTCATAACAAAAATCACCAGACTCACCCTGGGGATCTTTCTTATTAGGGTCCCAATATGTCTTCATAAAACCAGTACCAGTACACAAAGTCCAAAGCATAGTTTGACGAAACGTAGCTTTAATCTTCTTTTCTCTGTAAGTCGAGTCCCAAATTTGTTCTCCTGCCTGTGCAGCAGCGAGATCCTTATCATCACTTGATGCTGGAACAATAGTAGCAGTTGGCTTTTGTGAAGTCAACTTAGCCAGTTCAGTACGAATAATAGGCCGAATACGGTTAATTACAGGACGAGCACGATAATAAGGAGCAGGAGGGATATATAGCCGTACTCCAGTAGCAGCGCTGCTAGCAGAAGAAATAGGAATGACTGCGACATTCTGCTTGCCAATGTAGAAAGCCAGGTTGATATACCACTGTCTCTCAAGTTGCTGCCTAATCGTTCGGCATCGCATATGAGCAGATTTAGTCCACTCAATAATACGATTCTCCTGATCCTTACGCTTAGATGACTTAGCAAGATCAGAAAGCTGCTTATCACTATATTTATTATTGTCCTCTACAGTTCCACCCATCATAGAAGACATAGAGGGTTCTACAGTCAATTACCTCCCTTCTAAAATCCGTGACCCTTAAGTCCTAGCTCACCGAGAGCATCATCAGGATTATCATAAGCAGAAGCAGGATCAATACCTGCTTCTATATACTGTTTAGCAATATGCTTGGCTATTTCTTCATCATTTTGCGGAATAAACGGTTGGTCTACAGGGACCACACCATTATTATTCAAAGTCGTCAGAGTCGAAAAGGTCGTCAGATCCTTCGACGCTAGGAGAGTGTTCTGTCTCCTTATCTCCATCAATAGATCCGCTATTAGCTTCCACGCCTGTATCTGACTTTTGTATAGAAGCCACAGGATGATTGACAAGATCATCAATAGGACTATCGTTATTGCCAAGAACAGTGCGAAAAGCATCTTCCACAGCCCTATTCCTCAATGTAAGTTTATCATGCGCTACCTGGAGCTTCTGAAAATCCCTGTAGAGAGCATCAAAAGCAGACTTAGCAATAAAATCTACAGCAGTTGCAAATTCCTTAATGCATTCAGTACAGAAATAAACAGCACCATACCAGTCTAGCTGCTTACCGAAGTCAATAAACTTACGATCGTCTCCGCCTACACTACCGCACATGCAGCAATTACCAGGCGCAGCAATGGGAGTATTTAGTATCTGTACCCTACTCTGTGGGCTCACTGTCATTATCAATGTCCTTAAAAAGGTTATCAAGATCAACGGAACTAGTAGGATCTTCCTCTACAGGGGAAGACAAATTATCTTCCTCTACAGGGAGAGATTCCTCTACAGGAACTTCATCCGGACTAAGCATTTCAAAAGTACTAACCGATGAAGGAACATTAAGATCCGGGTATTTCGGGTACCGATCTACGTGATAAGCAACACGCGGTTCACGACCTTCGCGACGAGCATTATAATCTTCCCTAGCCTGAGCGTCTACTTCGTCGAGAAAAGGCCCGGCTCCTGCTGCACCAAGAGTAGGATTTTCCCAAATCTTAGGGTCAACATCAGTCATCGTTAAGTACCTCTCTCCATTCAGTCTTTTTATTTAGAGCCTGCGGAGTTAGATTAGGATCAATATTAGGAAGATGAGCCCACTTAGCACTATTGCCGCCAATCGCAGGAAGTTCCAACTTCTTAGGAAGCTCAGGCGGCTTTTTGAGGTCCGGAAGAAAGGAAAAGAAGTATCTGGCGGAATCACACGCGTGGTCATCTTTTTTATGAATTTCGTCATAAGGGTTATTCTCAGACTGTTGTTTACGTGATGCCCAAGTTTTCCAACGAAGTCTCCCAATCTCTTTGATCAGGTTACCACAATTCTTGGTAATGAGCCAGTTGGGTTTACCATCAGCACCAAAATCCAAATATTGATTAACTTTAGCTATACCAACTTTTACATCATTATTTCCTGGAGCCATACCTATTCCACGAATGGCGTACTCAACCTGGATGGAAGTTCCAGTAAGCGCCTGACGCTGCTGTAGGGCCGGATCACAGACTCTCAGATCGGGCAGTCTCCCATGTGTTTCATCCCGAGTTTTAATAACTTCCGAATGATAATCAATAGTTTTCTCAGCTTCATAGTGCTCAGCAAAAGTAATAACTCGACCATCAGGCTCTACACAATGCCATAGCACGGCTGTAGGATTATTAAATCCATGGTCTAGTGACATATACCAACGATTAGCAGGATGCGCCAATATCTTCATATCTACAGGATCAATAACGTGCGTAGCTATCGAGAAGTTCTTATAAACTAGTCCACCACGCTGAACAAAATGTCCAGCACCGCGAATTTCACGTTCTGCGGGAGTAAGTTTACTAAGAAAATCCTCTACAGCTTGTGGATCAAGATGGGGATTTTCTTCCATCCCTACTTCGATAACATCTATCTCAGGATCACCAATACGTCCCGGTTCATAAATCTGCTCGAAAATCCAAATCATTCCCTCTACAGGGGTTAGCGTGAACCATTCTCGACCCTTGCGGTCAATAAGTCGCGCTAGATTTTCAATCCTAATATGCTCTGGGGGTTCTTCGTCATAGTGAATGAAATCTCGACTAGTACCAGCAAATTTGTCTAGATCCTGGTCATACGACATTAGCTCTACAAAGGAACCATTCTCAAAATTAAGTACTCGCTCCGCAGAATCATAAGCACTAAACCACGATCCACCTCTAAGTTGGGATGGAGGAACCCATTGCTGTAGTTGAGGCTTAATAATCTTGTTAACACCATTAGCAAAGTCAACAGAAATAATACGTCCTGCTACTGGCCTATTCTTAGGAGTATCAAGATAAGGATGCTTACCGGTGAGCCACCAAATATCTTCAACAATACCACCGGTAGTCTTACCTGATCGGTTACCACCAATATAGAGTCGTACTGGCTTATCTGACTTATGAAATTTCTTCTGTTTTTCATGGGGTACATACGAATTCATATCCGGAGTGACGGCAACACGATTAAGACCATCTGCCATCTCTTTAATGGCATCTGCAAAATTAACGATAGGCTTTGCGTATCTAGCCATTTAACCCGCCGAGGCAAACGTATAGGAGGACCAGTATTCAAGTCCAGTGAGCCATGCATTTCTAACAGTAGTACCTGAAGTATTAAAAAACATGTATCTACAGGTGCCGTCTGGTTCCATTTTAACTCTCCCACCTTTGTAACCTGTAAGTCCGGTACCACTATTAATTGGGTCTACAGGGACGGTATGATAGAAATCAGAATTAGGTCTGAGTCCTACAGGGAGAGTCTTAAATGGAAAGAAACTAGTCATGTTAGCGATGCTCGCGTTGAAAGTAATTGCTCCACGCCAGTGCACAAAACCTCGACTATCGAGCGCGATAGCCGGGGGATACGTAGCATTAAGCGACCAGTTAACGTTGTCTATTACGCCTGCGGGGAGTACTATCCAAGGTGAAAGAATATTCTGTACTGGTCGCCAATGCCAGCCCCAAGTAGCATCTTTACATACAAGAATAAACGAGCTTGTATGGTCGAAAGAATCCGCTACGGCCTTCATACGAATTACACGATCGCCAATTTCGTAATCGCCAACTTGGGGGAGTGCTCCACCATTAGCAATAACTGTAGGGTCAGCACGAGTAACTAGCTTCTCAAAACTATCGGTTAGATTCTTTTTAACGTCAGCCATAGAATCAGTGGGGACTGGTTTAAATAGCCCATAGTTAGGCGTAAATTCATCAGCCATTAATACCACCACTTAAGACGATCCAACATAACGAAGTTTCCTCCGCCTGCATCGCCCTGAAATCTAACCTTAATAGAAGTCCTAGAGGGGCCAGCCTCTGTAGATATTCTAATTAGTGCTGCTGCAAAACTGCTAGCAGCAGTAACTGCCGAAGTGGCAGCCTCAAAGAAACTGAGGCCGCCGGGAACAGGGGCAAATGAGTTAGCAATAGCTGCATCCGCAGTAATTTCTACATCCGACCCTGTAGGCCAAGGATCAGCAGCAACATTAAGTAGGACTCCTCCGGATAGCTGAACCTGTCTGGTCCATTCATTAATTCGAATCCGAGGAGTAAACCCTGCACGTTCTACAGCAGGCGCTCTAAGACTAAGATTAGACCATGCGCCCCAACTACTAACATGATTAAGGCTTCTAACCCAGTTAGTACCATCATAAACAGCAATCCTATATTCATCACCAGGATGCTGCGGATCTAGACCCTCTGTCCCTACAGGGGGGGAACCTACTATTGCGCAAGGCTTTTGATTCCACCCCTGTAGCTTAAGGTCTAGATCTTCATAATTTTCATTAAGTTGTGTTTGTTCATCAACAGTTTCATCCGCAGGAGGGTCTGTTACGAAGTTGAAATCAAAATAGGTCATGCCCTCCTTTATGCGTCAGATATGGGATAATACGCATCATTAAGATTTAGGAAATTATTACTAGATGGTGCTCCTGCCTGACCATAGACTATAAATTCACATCTAAGATCAGGGTTCGTAGCGGCTGGAATAAAGATTCGTGCAGTTTGGAACTGAGTAAGTCCTTCTCCACCGTGGACAAAGAAATAACGGGACTTAGTAGGATGTGCATCTACAGGGAGAGTCATAAAGTCTGTAGAGACATTCTTCGGCAAACTGTCGAAATTATTAAGTTTCAATTTACCGCGCAGGCGTACCATACCATTAGCAATGCAACAGCCAATACGATTAGTACTGGAATCCACACTACCATAACCAGCTTCGAATGTAATATCAGTTCGCCAAGTATCTACGGCTGCATTAGGATCTTGACTAATCAAATTCAACCCAGCATGGCAATACCAAACAGCATTAGTAGCTGTCTTATACCATTTCATACCTACTTCTTTAACTAGGGATGAATCTGATACAGAAGCTACATCTGTCTTCATATACTCTACAAGGGTTCGCATCCTATAATCGACGCGATTTAGATTGTAATTAAGATCCTGCTCGACATTAACCAGATCGTTTTCACCAATTAGCCAGAATCTTTGATTGGGAGAGTACTCCCCCATTATTCGAGATTCCCGAGGAGCTTAAGGATTTGATCTGCCTTTTGATTAGCCTGCGCTGCCTGCTCCGCTGCATAACGCAGCATAGTCTCAGGTGTCCACAACGTATTCTCAGGATTACTAGTTGAAGTCTTAGCCTTATCCATAGCATCAGTTTCCCAAACATCCTTATAAACCTCGGGCAGAGGCAACGGATGGGTAGGCATCCCCACGTTAGGTCCCTTCTTAAGAGCTTCATCAACAGACTTACGGACAGGATTAATATCCATCATAGTATTAGCCTTCATACCAGGGTCCCATTTACCTGGCTGCCACATACCATGGAAGATAACGGATTCTTCATCCCATTTATGCCAGTCAAGAATAGCACAAGACAGCTTAACTCCAGAAGTATACTGAGCAGCTGACATAGGATGATTACCCGAATACCAAAATTCAGCACCATAAAAATGCCGGTTGCCGTCAGTATTAGCTTCGTCGTCTACAGGGGTTTCTGTCTCATTAATTACTGCTTCAAGAACATCGTCATCACCTAGACCAGCATGATTAGCGCGTCCCCAACCAATAAGCCAGACAGTACCATCTTGAGCAATACCAAACTGACAAAGGGGTCCAGGAAGATCCCCGTAACCATTATAAAGAAGTTCGCGCTGGTCATCATCATCTGAACCTGTGTGGTGCCACATAAAACCATTAACAGGTCCCCAGGAACCCTTATGATTGCGGTTATGGGTTTCCCAATCTCGGTATTCCTTGAACTTAATGTGCCACTTCTTAAGCTGCGAAATGATTTGCTCGGGAGTCATCGGAGGGGCCATTAAGTATCTCCACCTTAACTTTATAATACTGAGGATGGTTAATAAAGTAAACTTCAAAGTAAGGAGTATTGCCTACAGGGACAACAGCAATATCGTCATAAACAGCTTCTGGCATACAATCGTCTAGGACCTTTTTAGCTACCTCAATTACGTAATCGTCGAACAATTCTGTGGTGTTCATTACACCTGCCTGAAATTAACAAACTTCCCCAATAGAGTAACGAGGTCGCCTACAGTGGGCGCCAAGGGAATAGTCCACTCAGGTCGGGTTTTATTCGTCCCTGTAGGATCTATTTCTAGCGGACCAATTTTCTTAGAATTAATTCCAGCATGGTCGTGATCCCCAGGACTAGCCTGATTATGACCAGTTCCTAGAGTATGGTGCAACGCCCTAGCACTTAGATCTGTATCGGCGCGGTCATGATTACGCCTAGTTTGCTGTGGCCCTTCACCTGACCACTTAGACCTATCGTAATCATTATTATAAGCCTGACCGAATTGATCTGGAGTACTAGACTCCGAGGTCCTAGTAACATCAGACCTACGGAACTTATTAATCCTCATCTTAGTAGGTTCTAGAGTCCGTCCTACTCCATTATCTTCACTCACATTAGCTCTTTCATGGTTGCAGATTCCGGAACAATGGAGCCTTTGCCTACAGGGGAGCCTGCCTCAATAGCTAGCTGACTCATTTCTACAGCGAGTCTATTAAGTGTTTCAGGGTCCTGTACGTGCTTCTGAATAGCTTCCAGAATACGGCCAATAAGCATACGTACGTTAACTTGGTTTTCCTGATCCGGATCATAACGACCAGTGAGCTTATAATAGAGACTAATCGCGCTAGTGTTACCTTGCCTAACTCCGCGCATTAGTCCTAGATGAGCTTCATGTACTGAGTTAGCTACTAGTGCTTCTGTTCTCTCTGCTACGTACTTAGCAAAATCTCTATTCTGCATCCATGTTGACCACTCTTCAGTACTAACGCCAATATCCCGAAGTTTCTTCTCATCACTACGTCGGTCTACTAGATTAAGCATTAGCGCAGCAGCGGCCATTTGTTTCGAGGACAAACTAGTTTGGCCTACAGGGATTCCCCGAGCCTCCATTGACTTAATGAAGAACTCGTTTTCCTTGAGGTTAATAATACTAACCGAGTTAACATGTTCGAACTTCTTAGTAATTGTTAGATACTCTATGATAGCACGATCTTCGGGCATCGCGCCATACACACTATGATAGCGTTCAATAAAAAGAACGGCTTCCTTTTCCCAATCCTTAAGCACGATTCTCCAAATCTGCCCTATTCGTCTTTCGCGCTGAGCATCCGTTAATCATACACTTACGATATTCCTTACGAAACACGTGAACGTGTCGAGGATTAACGGGTTTAGCCACGTCATTAAGAGCCGCGCTAATAACGTCTTCAACTTGGCGTTTCTTACCGTTCACTGGTTTTAAACCCTTCCCCGATAAGTCCTAGCTTAGACATTACTTCCTTGAGAAGCGCCGGCATCTTATAGGATTCACCCTGTTCGTATTGAGTTACTGGATAGGGATGCATACACATGTCTACAGAGAATTCATGCGCAGTCTTCCAATAAAGGTCGCGCCAGTCTCTAAAGAGCTTGTGGTAGTAAATAATGTCAGGATTGTAGTGAGGATTAATTCCTACAGGGCGAAGCATCTTAGAGTTCTTAACGCTAAACCTATGCTCCCACTGCCACTTAGAATAGCTATCGATAATCTCTTCGGGCTTTACGTTTAGAACTTCTGATGCCCAATTAACCAATTTATGGTTGGGCTTCTCATAGAGTCCCTGTTCGACCCTGGCAACATATTGCCGAGAAACCTCTAGTTCCTTAGCCAAATGTGGCGTAGAATAGAGGCTAAGGGAACGTGCTCTAGAGATCGGATTCATGGTTGCACCCTTCGATTTGGTTTAAATTATTATTTGCTCTATTTTACTTGGTTTACATGGGTTTTGTCAAATCGATAGGAAGTGATTAGGGATAGGGAAACACGGGTGGAATTATTTGACAACATAAAGGCCACACCATAGTCTGTGAGCACAACACAGCAGCCGCTAACTCTGGAGCTAATAATGATCACGATTCTCGCGCTGGTTATCCGAGTCCTTATGGCTCTGGTTACTCCCACGCACGTCGACGTGGTCGTTATTCCTCCGATGCCGCAGTACTCCGCTGATGAACTGTTCGAGGAGTGCCTTTGTGACGAGTGCTGTTACGAAGAGGCGGTTAAGGCTTATGCCGATGAGTTCACCGCGCTCTTTAACAGCTACACCTATAAGCTCAGCAAGAACGGGCGCAGCATGATCAATGGTAAGTTTGTCGCGATGGGGGCGAAGTAATGCTTAAGAGCGACGCTCGTAAGGAACTCGAATCCGGTTATTACAGGGATTGGGAGACTGACGAAGTGTGGGGATTTATCTGCACTCACTTCCCTAACCAGGCTGACGACCGTGAACTCGAAGTAATCGTAGCCGAAATCGTATTCGGAGGGGCCGAGTAATGCAGTGTGCTATCGGATGTGGTCGAGTTAACCTCGGAAAGCACCCCAGCGGTATTTGCCTTCCCTGTAAGGCAGCGGCACGTAAGCGTTATCTCACGCATCGAGAGAACGTGAATCGGTTTATCGCATCGTGCGAGCGCGCTTATCTGGAGACGCAGCGCACCAAGATGATTTACGGTTAGGCGCAGCGGCTGAAGATCTCCGGCCCTTAATTGGGTCGGATTTCTTTTTAGCCGCAGCTGGAATTACGGGTGGAATTCTGGACGGTCGCTTCCGAACCAGGTAATGTCTTCCTTACAACAGCTCATTGACAACTCCATAGCCGCTTTACGAATCGGGCGCGATAGACGCGTGTCGCTATTAATGGACGCGCTAGGTAATCGTTAGTTCGTGTGTATGTAAGTCGGTTATGAGAGTAAGGCTTAACCTTGTTAATTCAACAGTGCGCGCCGTAGCAATTCGCAACGGTTATTAGGTGTTCTGGCCTCCCCTTATTCCCGGGAGTTAGACGCGGCAGCCTAATAACCAACGCGATAAAGGCTCTGACGCGATAGGCAGTTTCTAGCCATTTAGTCGCGTTTATTGAAGTCCATTATGCCAGGCATGACAGCTCTAATGGGCGTAGTTAATGACTCAGCCCTTATCTGAAACTTCCAGCATGACCGTTTGATGGTTCGGGGTGAATTAACCATTAGGCTGATAGATCTCTTTATGGGATTTATTAGCCACGGGTGCAAGGTGATCCATTTAGAATTCCTATGCACTGCAAAGGCACATCCATGCCTGTCAACCATGCAGGTGTGATACAATGGGCATTGCCCAACCCAATCGATTGAATACGGAGTCTTGCAATGGCTGAGAACACGAAGACCGAAGCGACCGAGACCGAATCTAAGGCCCCTACGGCTGAGGAGCTTAAGGTCGCTTATGACTCCCTCCCTGCTGAGTTTAAGCAGACGATTAATGATCTCAATGCCGCTATTAAGGCGCACAACGCCAATGTCAATAAGGTCGTTGCTTCTGAAGCTACTGACCCGAAGCTGATTAAGGCTGAGATCTTCGAACAGAACCCTGACAACAACACTAAGTTGGCAAGGCTTCGTGTCGAAGAACTTAAGCACCTTGAAGCGGCCGAAAAGATCCGTACTCAGGCATATGAAGTCATCGAAAAGGATGGCCTTATGCCGAGGGAACTTACGGAGGAGGAGGTTACGAAGCTGAAGGCTTCGGTTACTGAATCCACTAAGAACCTCCGGGACCAGGCCAGTACTCTCGCTAAGTTCGAAGACATGATGCCCATGTTTAAGAACAAGCTGGTTATTCACCTCGAAGAGATTAAGACTCGGCGAGGGACTGGAAAGGTTGGCGGAGCACAGTCCGCAGCACAGACAGGGGTTAAGCGTCCCCGCTTTAAGAAGATTCTGGTTAATGGCTCTGACCAGGAAACGATTAACGGCAAGACGCTTACTGTCTGGGGTGAGGCTAATGGGGAACAGAAGTACACCATGACGTTCCTGTCCAAGTTCCTTAAGGCTAAGAACCCCGTCCTTACTTGGACTGCTAAGGACTTGCAGGACGCTTACTTCGGAGACAAGTCCGACCAGTCTGAAATTGAGGACGAGCGTACGTTCGTTATGACTCACGAGTTTAAGGACGAAGCGGGTAACACGAAGTCGGTGAACTACGAGATCACGGCCATTAAGTAATTCGTCGCTATGAACTAGGCCAGGCTGAGTTAATACTCGGTCTGGTCTCTTCATTGAAAGGACACACTAATGTGTGACTGCAAGGTTAAAGGTCCTAACAACAGTTGCCATGACGACGCCGGTAATGAGATTCCGATCATCGAGGATTACGACGACGGATTCGATTACAGCCTCAGCTAATGATTAGACCCCCGAATCCACCTTCAATTGAAGGTCCGGATTCGGGGGTTTTTTCATGCCCTCAATTAGCTCAGTCCACGCACCTATTAATTGAGAGACGAGTCGCGGATAGAA